CCTTTTTGTAACTCCCGCCTTTTCAACATCTTAGCGACAAAACTTCTTACAAAAAACTGACTTAATCATACATAAGCAAGTACAAATCAGACAAAATTAGAGGCAAAAATTAAGCAAAAGGTATGTGTTTTCAATACGAACAAACTTATTAGTATAAAATTTCTCTAGTAGAGTCTATTAAAATAATGTTCAATTTTTAGAATAAATAATAATAATAAATAATAATAATAATAAATAATAGCCGTTATTTAGGAATGGTCGTGTATCTGAGAGATCACAGATTTCGGCGGGCGGAAGTCTGCAAAGCTAAAGTGTTGAAAACAAACAACTTTGTTCGCTTAGAACGACTTGACATTGGGATAGAAGTTTGGTAAGATGGTTCAAGTGGGGAAAAGAAACCCCGCCAAACTTCGCTTCCAGAAGCGTAAATCTGGAGAAAAAGAGGATATACGAAAATGTTGACCTGTAAGAACGTAGTTGTGATCAACGATGAGAAGACCACCAGCTATCAGTTGGTGGATTACAACAGGCTGTATCTGGACTTTGTCCCAACTGACAAAGTTGAAAACTTTGGCAAGACAAACAAAGGCAAGTCTCTGACAGTTTTGGCTGACGGGAAAGAGGTCGCTTGGGAAGGAACGCGGCCTGTTTCGGGCGTTACCAGTGAACGCACGTTGCAGAGCGTCGATGCGATGATTGCAGCGGCGATTGCTCAACTGGTCGCGGATTACGGCAAAGACAAGGACTACAAGGATCTGCCAGCGGAGATTCAAGGCAAACTGCTTTTGCTCCATGCTGCGGATTACGGGCGTGACCTGTGGGTGCGTGCCGCTTTGCAGAGTGCTAACCGTGAGGTTAAGGCTCTTGATCCTGCTAAGGCGATTGAGAATACGGCTAAGGCTATGGTGGCGGAATGGAAGTCGCGCGGTAAGGTTATCAGTCTGGACGACGCCAAGATCCGTGTTCTGGCGATGCAGTTAGTCGAAGATGCGGAAGCGGAAGGCAATGAGTTGTCCATGAAGGAAGCCATTGCACAGGTTAAGGAGCAGATGAGCGTGGCTGTCTAGTTCGATCTGATCGAACTGTAAACACTTGGCGCCTTGGGAGCAATCCTGAGGCGCCGATTTTCTTTTATACCGCTATCTTATAGATAGAGAAAAGGATATACGACAATGGAACAGATGATACAAGATCTCGTAAGAAGATTTGAGGATAAGTTATTGTGTGAGTCGAACTTAGTAATCACAATCAAGACGAACCCTTACAAGGGTTCGATTGACATTACAATCACCAGAGTATTGAAGACCTCAATACCGACCGATGGACGTATCTAGTCTGTAGCAGTACCGTTCGCTAGCATCGGATAAGCTAGCAATTTCCTCTCGCCTCTCCGAAAAACAATCCCCCCCCCCATGCCCCCACGAAAGAGTCTCTCGCTCCCTACAAAAACGCCCCCTTGTCGCCTCATGTGTCTTCAATCAAACAGAATTTCTCATTGATGCTAATTGCTAAAAAGGGTCCTCTTTATACAAAGGGATGGTTATGAAGAATTTGGAGATATTAAGAATTGTTCGGAAGGAGTATGTTCGTATACCGAACACTTAACTTGAACAAAACAAAGAGTTGCTTTTCTATTGACAAAGTGTTATAATGATAGTTCGGAAGGTGAAGTTAGACTTCACCCATTCCAGGCTTCTCCCATACTAGAGAATTACCAAGAGAGCCAGCGATGTTTATATCAAAGGAAGAACTAAATCGCAGGCTAAATTCTAGTAAGAATTTGGCTACAGTGTTGCCGCAGGCAGCACCAAAGACAGCCCCTTGTGTTCAGAGCGATATTCCGTCAGTTCCCAATTCAATCACACCGGATGAAGTCTTGCCGAGCGTGCAGACAATCCCTCCCTCAGTGAGAAGCCTGGCTGTATCTCTTGTAATGCAAGGGGCAAAAATCAATGACGTCGCCAGGCAATTCAGCGTGCCTGTAGACATCATTACTAAGGGATTGAAAAATCCTGATGACAAAGTTGTAGATTCAATGCAGCGCGTGCGCGAATTAGCGCTCGATAGACTCTTGATTGCATTAGGCTTGATGACTCCAGACAAGTTTGAGTCAGCTCCGTTCAAAGAGTTAACCAACAGTGTGGGGCATCTTGCTCGTGTGCTGGATAAAACAGCACCCTCTATTACTAATGACAATCGTGTTCAGTATCTTGTGTACGCTCCGCCAGCAAGGTCGCTGGATCAGTACGATGTAAAAGAAGTTTAGTCTTACTCTTTTTCGGTTATTCCTCTTAGCCTGAGAAAGAGTGGAGTGCTAGGGAACACTGTCGTGATGATAGAGTTCCCTAGCAATATTACTTGTCTTTTAAGAATACTACACACCGTTTAGCTGTTCTCTCCATCTCTCCATCCCTATTTCCCTCCCTATTTCTCTTCCCTGTCAGAGGAGAGAAGTAATGCCAACTACTAACTGGACACCTACTCCCCGCCAGGCAGATGCTCTGAGTGTGCCAGATGAAGTTTTTGAGGTATTATATGGTGGCGCCGCTGGAGGTGGTAAAACTGATTTCCTCGCATCAATTCCCTTTGCAAAGACTGATAAGAATAACAAACCACTATACACTAATCCTCGTTTTAAGATGCTCTTTCTCCGGAGAACATACCCAGAACTGGAGAAAGAAGTCATCCATCGTACTAAAGGTTATGGCAACATCCCTCCCTATGAAGCGTTTGATTTCAATCCCTACCAGGCAAAAGAAAAACGCTGGGTGAATAAATCTGGTGCCATCATACAGTTTGGACACTGTGAAAATGAGAAGGATGTGCGTCGCTATGATACGGATGAGTATAACATCATAGCCTTTGATGAAGTTACATCTTTCACGCCATTTCAGTATGAGTACCTTTCTTTTTCGAGATGCCGTTCTTCTTCATCTGATCTTGCAGCTTATGTAAGGGCAGGTACCAATCCTGGTAATATTGGCCACTCCTACTTTAGAAAACGCTTTGTAGAGCCTGTGCGTACAGGTAATACTATTCTCAAAGAAACACGTACTATTCGTGGTTCTGTCCAAACGATCCTGCGAATCTTCATCCCATCCAAAGTTCAGGATAATTCCTTCCTAATGAAGGCAGATCCTGATTATGTTAATCGTCTCAATAGACTGCCTGAGGCAGAACGTGCTGCCAAAGCGGACGGAGATTGGTGGACATTCTCTGGTCAGGTATTTGAAGATTTTAGAACAGAACCATTTCCTGATGAGCCTCATAATGCCAGGCATGTTCTAACTCAGAATGAAGTCTTTCGTATTCCTGATTACTGGCCTAAAGTTCTTGCTATAGATTGGGGTTACTCTGCATCGACAGTGGCTGGATGGTATGCTATAAATCCCATGCCTTCCAGCAGGTTCCCTGCTAAAATCTACAAATACAGAGAGTACGTCTGCAAGAAAACAAAAATCTCTACATGGGCATCAGACTTGCGACGGCTATCTCAGGGTGAAACCCTAACAGACGTTGTACTCGATCCGTCAGCCTGGGATGATCGTGGTGATCCTGCCACCATTCAAGAGCAATTTACAAGAGAATTTGGACGTAAGCCTCGCAAAGCTCATAACTCCCGTATTGGTGGAAAGATGCTTTTGCAGGAGGCTTTGAGGTGGCGTCCTCGGCCTCCGAGGGCCATCCCTCAGGAAGGCTTTGATCAAGAGATAGCAGATCGCATCCGTCGCCAAGCCGGTCCCAGAGCATACGAAGAGTATTGCAGCCTGTTCCAGCCTGAAGTTGAGGAGGGATTTCTTCCTCAGTTAATGTTCTTTCCTGACTGCAAAGAGACTATCAATACATTACCCATCATTGTATATGACAAGGATAAGGTAGAAGATGCTGCTGAGTTTGATGGTGATGATCCTTATGATGAGACTCGCTATGGAATAGCAGCGTGTCAGCTTTATTTAGATGGAGGCTTGGCTGAGGCCCAGGCAGAGGCAGAGAGGAATGAAGTTTGTTCGAGACACGAACAGGGTAATCTCTCTACAACTGGATTCTATATCCAAATGGGTAATCTGGAGGCGAGACAGGCTAAAGAGTCTCGCGGCATAAGAAGATTTCATAAGATTCGTGGTGTGTATAGGAATTACTAATGCCTGATATTGATCTTTCCTCACACATCAAATGGCTGGAGGAGAAAGTCAACGAGCTTGAGTTGAAGAACCAGGCTTTGCTTGATCTTTTGCTTAGGCAAGCTCATGTTCTTCCCATGAATGAAGAAATAGAATCTACTGAAAGAGTTGAGTTCTCTAACATGCAAGCTATCCCAGGAAGAGTTCCCTGGTATAAGAAAAAGCTGGAGTTGGAAAGACATCATAAGAAACCCAGCCTTCAAGAAATTACAGGGATTGAGGATGCAGAGGGATTAAAAGATGCCAGCTAAATCTGCTAAACAATACGGCCTTATGCAGGGAGTTCTTCATGGTTCCATTGTTGGTTCGGGTGTATCCAAGAAAACTGCTGGCGACTTTGTAGAAAAGACTCCCTCTAAGAAGCGTAAGAAGTTTGCTCAGATGCTAGCAGGGCATAAGGGTAAGTAGATGGGGCCTATTAAGGCAATTAAGTTAGCTCTAACTTTTGGAAGGATGGAGCAACTATTTAAACAACTTTCAGATGAGGTGCATATGAAATTTTCCTGGAATATGGTCTTTCAGGTGGTGGCGACGGTTGGTCAAGTTCTCAATGTTACAACTCCTTTTCTTCCTCAGAAGTGGCAGACTCTACTTGCTGCTCTCTTGGGAAGTATTCAGGGAGCTGTAGCAGGATTTGCTAACTTCTCTAATCCTGATGGAACTAAAGCTGGTACAGCTTACATTCCTACGGTGACAGCCACACCAGTAGTAGAGAAGAAGTAGGAGAAAGTGTGGGTAACTTTCTTCAATCTTTGATTCTCAAGTTAATGGGTTTTAGCGATCTAAGATCCAAAATTGACACAATACTAACTAAGCTGGATATGCTTACAGCTTTGGAGATGGAAATTATGACGGATTTGACTGCTCTTACGGCACAAGTTAAGGCTAACACGGATGTTGAGAATTCCGCTGTTATCCTGATTCAGGGTATTGCTGCGCAGCTTGCTTCTGTTGCTGCTGATCCTGCTGCGGTTGCTGCTCTGGCAGCTCAGTTGAAGACCAGCGCTGATGCTTTGGCAGCGGCTGTTGCTGCTAATACGCCTGTTGCTCCTTCTGCTTAGTAGGGAGTTTAACAACTTTCTATCTGGTGGGTATTACAAGAAAATATACTCACCAGATAGAAAAGAGAAAAAGAAAGACTAGGAGATTAAAACGAGATGATACAACTACCGCCTAATTCAAGTGGGACAATCCTGCAAAGCTCTGTTCCTGTAACTGGTACGGGAACTGCGGCCCCAACCTATCAGGCTGGTGAGGTTCAGGAAGTTGCCCTTACTCCCTCTGGAAAGCCAACTTATCGTTGTGCTTTTACAGCTCTCAATGTTGGTACGGGTGCAACTACAGTTCTAGCTCAGATTACGGGATCTGCCACTAAGGTTGTGAAGGTTACTAAGGTTGCTGTTTCAGGTACTGAGGCCACTGCAGCGGCTTATCACAATATTCAGTTGGTTAAATCCTCAACTGCTATCTCTGGTGGAACTCCCTCTGCTGGAACTAACATTCCTCTGGATAGTGGCTTTGGTGCTGCTACAGTCACTACTCAGGGCTTTACGGCTGCTCCTACTGCGGGAACTCCTGTGGGAACGATTGCAGCTAAGAAGATCTTCCTGCCTATCACAGGAACTGCTGCGAATGGTGTCGGCCTGGCAGAGTGGGATCTCTCTAAGTATCCTGTAGTTCTGCATGGAGTTGCTCAGTCTCTCGACATTAAGTCTAATAGTGAGACTCCTGCTAACGCTCCTCTGTTGGACATTGAGATTGAGTGGACGGAGGAATAACATGGCCCCTCTTGATTTCATGTGGATGGCAGGTAGATGGCTTCCCTCTGGTTATGTAACGCCTGGAATCAACGATGCAATGGTTGATGTCTTTGGCCAGGCCATCACTGTGGGAGCTACGGTCAAGTTGATTTGCAAGGTAATTGCTCTAAACCCTTCTAACACGCATTTTCAGGATGTCACCTTGAAGCCTATCTATCCTGATAGTGCGTTGGTAGAGAATGAATGTGGAGTGTACCCACAAAACATTCCGTCCAAAGTTACCTTTGCACACCCATTGCAACTAGTAGTGGGGAGTTAGGAGACCTATGGTAGATGCTAATGGAGTTGCAATTGCTGTTGGTGAAACTGTAATGATTACCGGGGTGGTTATTGCCCTCAATCCGGCCTCCACTCATTACAGGGAAGTTACCATCCGAGTTATCCACCCCGTACCTGGGGTGCCGGCTAATGACATTCCTACTGCTCCTGATGCAGGTGGAACTGTTAACGCTAGGACTGAGATGCATATGCATCATCCTGGTGCTGACTACATTCTTAAAGTCAGTAACCTAGTTCTAAATCACTAGGAGGTGATCCTTTTCTCGGGGGTGGGGAAACTCACCCCTGATAGGATCTTATAAATGGCTGAAGAAAAAGACATTAAACTTTCACCTGAGGAAGAGAAAAGCCTCAAAGATATAGTGAAGTCCTGTGAGAAAGAGGACGAAGAAATCTGGAAGTGCATGTCTCGCCAGTGGAAGAAAGCTGAAGAGTTCTGGAAAGGTGTACAATATCTATTCTGGGATTCTGCTAATGAAACCTGGGGGAGTCCTATAGAAGGTGCTGCTGGTGTATCAACCAATTCTAGTTTAGGTCTTGCAGATCAGGATGAAGAAGATCAATTAGGTTCTTTCTCAGATAAGGTTGTAGATATTTATAAAGGTCATGGCGAGTCAATCGTTTCTGCTTTAGCCTCTCAAATTCCTGCTCTACGTTATCTCCCTGATGATGCTGATCAGGATGAAGACACTCTTACTGCTAGAACATATAGTAAGATAGCTGATCTTATTCAACGTCACAACAAAGCTAAACTTATATTCCTTAAAGCTCTTTTCTATCTTGCCAATCATGGTATTGTTGCTAGTTATAGATATAAAGATTCTGACTTTGCTTATGGTTCTAAGAAAGTTCCCACATTTGGTGAGCAAGAGGTTACTCAGACTTCTTATACCTGCCCTGATTGTGGATACGAAGCAGAGCAAAGTTGGTCTGGAAATCCTTGCCCCAATTGTGGTAGTATAGATGAACCTGAAGAGAATGAAACTAAGTCTAAAGTTCCTGTGCAGACTGGCATAGAGGATCAGCCGAAAACCAGGATTAAATTAGATATATTTGGTGCTTTACACTTCAAAGTCCCAATTTGGTCAAGAAATCAAAAAGAGTGCTCTTACTTTGGTTTGCGTGTAGATCAGGGAAAAGATACTGTATGTGAGATGTTTCCTGTTTTATACGATGAAATTCAGTCAGATCAGATTGATAACCTTGAGCGTTTCACTCGTGCGTCTTTCTCTTATCCAACAGAGCAAGATATCAGTGTAATGAATCTTATAACTATTGGGAGGTGGTGGTTACGCCCAGCCGCCCTCAATAGGGAGACAAGAAAGACTATCAGGGAAAGTCTGAAGAAGAAGTTTCCTAAAGGCTGTAAGGTTACCCTTGTAGGTAAAGAAAAACACATAGGGGAAGTAAAAAATGAGGATCTTGACGATCGCTGGGAAATCGGGCAGGCTGGATTGTCTACGTACATTTATTCTGATCCTTTACTTCGACCTCTCATTCAGATTCAGGAGATGCGTAACCAACTGGTTAACCTCATAGTTGAGACTATTGAGCATGGCATACCTTCTGAATTTGCAGATCCCCAAGTTCTAAACTTTGATACTTATTCTAGATTTGAAGCTGTTCCAGGCTACATCTATAAGACCAAAGCCGGCCGACCTGGTGAGCCTATTGGTAATTCTTTCTACACATCAAATCGTGCGACTCTTAGTCGTGAAGTTGCTATGTTTTTGAAGCAACTGGATCAAGATGCTCAGTTTGCTACAGGTTCTTTTCCCTCTATCTATGGTGGACCAAGTGAGGGTAAGAGTAGAACATATGCGGAATATGCTGCATCCAGGCAAATGGCATTACAGCGGCTCTCCATTGTTTGGACATTAGTAGTTGACTGGTGGGTTCGTACCATTGATGGTGCTGTACATCAGTATGCTGATCTTGTTGTAGAAGATGAGAAATTCACACAGTTTAAGGATGGAAACTTCATCAATGTGTGGATTAAACGCTCTGCAATGCAGGGTAAAGTCGGTGGTGTAGAGCCAGAAGCATCTGAGTCTTTCCCTGTTTCTCTTGCTCAGAAGAAGGATTTGATTCTTAAACTTATGGAGATGCAGAATGAATATATCAATTCTGCCCTCTATAAGCCAGAAAATGCTAGACTTATTCAAGATGTTCTTGCATTGAATGAGCTTAAACTCCCTGGTGAAGAGCAGAGAATTAAGCAGATAATGGAGATCCAGGAGCTTATTAAACCTGGAAATGAAGCTATTCCTACAGGTGAAATGGGACCTGATGGTCAGGAAGTAACTAAGCCAACTGTTCCTATTGATCCTAACGTGGATGATGATGATGTTCACATTGGGACTTTGATTGGGTTCATGGTTGACCTTCCAGGCTTAGATGTTGCTAAAGAAAATCCTGCTGGATATGCCAATCTAACTGCTCACTTGAAAGCACATCAACTTAGTAAGATGATGAAAACAGCATCAGCTGCAAGTGGAACTCCCTCCGGAACTCCTCCCCCGACAGCTCATGCAGGAGTTGAAGAATGACACTTGCTTTAGGTCTCCTAAATCTCTTTGTGCTTATCTTCATTGCTGTGCAGCTGGCTAAACTTGCACATCTAGCTGACACTAAAATTGAGATTGCTGTCACTCCCCCTTTAGAGGAACCTAATGCGAAGGCGTCTGTAGAACCTTCTCTAGATAAACTTCTTGAGGAAACTCCTCCTTCAAAGTTAGAGATTCGTCCTAGTGCTTATTATAATCCAGATTATGAGCTTATGCACGAGGATGGAACACCTACAGGTCATTATGTTACAGTAGGTTCTCTACATTATAAGCAAGCTATAGAGAGAGGCTATAACTTAAGGAGAGTTGAGTAAATGGTTGATATACTTCAAGGTCCCTGGCAAACACATGGCATATATGATGCTTATGGTGTGCCTATATCTATCATAAATCCTTTACCTGTATCTCTCACGGGTGTAGGTGCATCTTCTCTTAAGCCTTTATTTGTAACTGGTACTTCTGTTGTAGGTGGGGCTGTTACTATTGCAGATGGATCAGATATTACAGAGGGTCTTATAGCAGATGCAGCTGTTCAGGGAGATTTGGCAGGAACTGTCTCGGCAAAACTCAGGGGAATTAGTAAGACTCTTTCTGCCGGTCTTTCCATCACCGGCCCACTCACCGATACGCAATTGCGGGCGAGTGCGGTCTCAGTATCTCTCGCTACTGGAGTTACTGCCAATGCAGGAACAAATTTAAATACATCGGCATTGGCTTTAGAAACAGGAGGTAATCTAGCCACACTTGCTGGCGCTGTAACTGGAGGTAAGGTTAAAGTAACTCCTGACTCTGTAGCACTCCCGGCTAATCAAAGCGTCAACCAAGCCCAGGTCGCGGGAACTACAACCTCCGTAAACTCGGGCAACAAAGACGCGGGGACTCAGCGCGTTGTGCTGGCTACGGATCAGCCAGCAGTTCCAGTCTCGGGCACGTTCTACCAGACTACTCAGCCAGTTTCCCCAACCGCCGCCACATCGGGAGGAGCCACGCCGTACAAGTTCATTGCAGCGGCGGGAGCGAATCAGGATTCAACGGTAGTGAAAAATGCAGCGGGGCAGGTATTCAGCATCGTGGCAATGTGCCTCGTGGCTACGGCGCGGTTCGTGAAGCTGTATGACAAGGCGAGTGCGCCTACAAGCGGTGATACGCCGGTTCACACGCTGATGATCCCCGCCAATTCCACAACGGGAGCGGGTTTCTCAATCCCGCTCTCCATGCCACTTGTGTTCGCAAATGGGATTTCCTTCCGACTGACTACCGGCGTTGCGGATAATGACACTGGAGCCTGCACGGCAGCGGATTGTGTGCTGAACTTAGGGTATAAATAATATGTGGAACGCATATGTCAATCACTAGAGGAAATTATACAGTAGCGGCTACTTATGCTATCCCTTTAACTTCCACAGCAATTGATACTACCGGATCTAGCTTATTGCTTGTAATGGTTGGTATATCACGATCTTCCACAAGTATCACTATAAGTGATTCTAAATCTAATACCTGGCGTTCTTTAACGCAATATGTTAGTACAAGTGTACTGTGTCAGATTTTTTATGCTTATGATAAGGCAGGGGCTTCATTAAGTGTTGGCACTGGGCATACAGTCACAATTTCATTTTCTCCGACTAGTGGCTATCCTATATTGTTTTTTACTTGTGCTTCTGGTACTGTGACTGATTCTAGTGTGTTAATTGGGGGTAATGGTGCTGCAAACGATACTCTAAGCACAGGAACAGTTACGCCTAGTGCTGCTGGTGATTGGGTAGTTTCTGGTATCATAAGTGACCAATATGTTATCCCGACAGTTGCGAGTGGGCCGGTTTCATTTGCTACGCAACCGACTACAGCTTATTGTATTGGTAGAATATGTGATAGTGTTGTAGCAAATAATAACCCCATTGGATCTACTTTTACTGGGGGCACACAACATCGACCTTGTTGCATAGCTTGTTTTAAGGCATATGTAGCCCCCGCTGGCGGTTTTCCATCTCTCACTTTGATGGGAGTAGGAACATAGGAGATTAGGAATGACAAGATCATACGTATTTACACTTGCAAATAAGAATACAGCTTACAATCTTTGGAGTGCTCTTATCCTCCCAACATTTACAGATCCATCTTTCGGGAATACTCCCTTTGTTCCCAATATGGTTAGTACTCTTAAGTATCAGAATCTGACCTCTGGAGCAACTGTAAGGGTGAATGGTAGCTCTATTCTATCAGGAGCTTCGGGAGATATGGTTACTGCACCAACTAACTGTATTGATCTGGGGGCGTGGACCTTTACTACTGATACAGATGGATCTCAGATTGAGGTTATTTTTATATCAAAATGAAATTCTTACTATATTCTGAGTGTGGAGAGGGGGCTCAAATCCTCAAGAAGATTGAGTCTGAAGGAAATGAGTGCTCTCTCTACATTCATGATTCTGGGTATAAGTCTGTATTTGATGGCTTACTGAATAAGACCGACAATCCAGATAGTTTCATAGATAAAGATACAATTATAATCTTTGATATGTCTGGCAACGGTGCGATAGCTGAAGGCTATCGTAAAGCTGGTCACGCAGTGTTTGGAGCTAGTAAATTTCACGATGATCTTGAGAAAGATCGTGAGTTTGGCTTTGATGTAATGAGACAGTGTGGAATACAACTCCCAGAATATAAGGAGTTTACTTCTTTTAGGCAGGGAATGGACTATGTTCGTCAAGCGAACAAAAAGCTAGTGTTCAAACCCTCTGGAAGTATGCCCTGTAAGTTGACTTACTGCTCTGAAAGTATGGATGAGCTACTTTCTTATATGCAGTTTGTTGAGAAATACTTTGGTTCTAAGATTCATTCTTTTGTTTTACAGGAGTTTATTGAAGGAACAGTAGTATCATCTGAATTCTTTTGCAATGGGAAGAAGTTCCTTGAGCCTCCTAATCATACTGTTGAAAATAAGAAGTTTATGAATGATAATCTTGGACCTTCAACAGGGTGTTCAGGAAATATAACTTGGGTGGAACCTGTTGGAACTGAGATTATAGATTCTGGTGTAGCTAGAGCAGAAGATATTTGTATTTCTGAGCAACTTATAGGTCAAATTGATTTGAATGCTGTCGTAACTGCCAACGGCATTTACGGCCTAGAATGGACACCAAGATTTGGTTATGACGCTACTCCAACGCTATTAGCGTTGCTACAAGATGATTTTGGTAAATTCTTTTCTTCTATAGCAAAAGGTGAAGATTACAAGCCCTCTTTTTCTCCCTCATATGCAGGAGGTGTAAGAGTTACTATTCCCCCTTATCCTGTAGAGATAATGGGAGGAAAAGAGAAAATGCTGGAGAATATATCTCCTAACAAAGGTGTTCCTATATTAAACTATGAAGAGTTTGAAAAGGAAATCTATTTCTATGAGGTTTCCTCTAATGAAGAAACGCTGGTACATTCTGGTGGTACAGGTGTCATTGGTTGTGTAATGGGTATATCTGATGATCCTGAAAAATCCCTGGAAAGACCATATGAGATTCTGGAAAAGCTAGTAATTCCAGATAAGCAGTACAGAACTGATCTAGTGGAAGTTTTAACTAAAGATATTAAAGAGGTAAAGAAAAATGGCTGACACTTTGGTCGCGTCGATTGCTCCGACTTCTGCCCCCTCCAGTCCTAATTCTGGAGCAGGTCCGAAATATAACCCTGATGTAACAACTCTCGAAGATGGTCTGGAAGAAGAGCATCTTGAGACTGAAGAAGAAGATGAGGATGATGAAGACTCTTCTGGGAAGAGTAAGATTCACAAAGTAGTTAAAGAAGATGATGGAGAAGACGAAGAGGACAAAGAAGATAAAGAAGATGACGAAGACTCAGACGAAGATGATGAAGAGGATAAGACAGAAATTCCCTTCAATCGTCCTTCTTTGAAAGAGATCAAAGCTGAGTTTCCTGATCTCTTTAAGAAGTTTCCTGAGCTTCGTGAGAGTTTCTTTAGAGAGCTTGAGTTTACTAAACTCTTTCCCAGTATTGAAGATGCTAAAGAGGCTTTTACTGAGAATGAAGCCTTTAGTAATCTTCAGGAGAGTGTCCTCTCCGGTGATCCAGCCCCTCTACTTGACAGCGTAGAAAAGACCGATAAGAATGCTTTTGAGCTCTTGTCGCTTTCTTTTCTCCCTTCTTTGTATAAGAAGAATCCTGAGCTATACACTCAGGCTGTCAATCCTCTTCTTCAGAATCTTGTTCGCTCTCTTTACAAGAGTAGTGATGAGAACACTAAAAATGCAGGCTTGGTTCTAGCACAATTCCTCTTTGATGATGATGGAGAGGGTATTGCTAAAGGGCTGAAGAGCATTGTTAAGAGTCTTAAGCCTGATGAGGAACAGACTAAACTGAAGGCTAAAAGAGAAGAGCAACTATCCACTCAGTTTAGAACTTCTGTAGGTCATGTAGAAGAAACTATAGCAAAGAGTCTTAGAGCTATAGTTCTCAAGAATCCTGCGTTTGATCCAAACAAGACTTTTTCTAAGTTTCTACGTGAGCAGGGAGCTACTGAGATTGGTCGTAGAATTAGTAAACAGCTCCAACAGGATCGTGGTCATATGGATGTTATGGCTTCTCGTTGGAAGAGAGCCAGAGCAAATGGTTTTTCAAGTGATGACGAAAGCAAGATTGTCTCCACGTACCTTGCACGTGCGAAATCACTCATTCCAGATGCTTGTGCAAAAGTAACAGCTGCCATGCTTGGCACTAGAACTAAGGTTGAAAAGCCAGGCAAGGAAAGGAAAGAGAGTTTCTCTGGCAAAGCTAGTAGTTCTGGAAACGGAGCTTCTAGTAAGACAGAGAAGGTAGATTACAACAAGATGTCCGATATGGATATTCTTGCCTCATAGGAGACAATCATGCCCGTAGGTGGAAGTGCAGGTACTATTGCTGCTGAGCTAGAGCGTGTGGAATCTAAGATTCCTGTTCTCTTTGAAAGAGATGACACGTTCTATTCTCATATCGAGAAACGTCCAGGCGAGGTCGTATCAGAGATCTCGATGCGCGTTCCTCTGGAAATTCATCCCTCTGCTGCTCTTAGCCAATTCTCCTCAGATGGTGGAGATTTGGGTACTGGTGACATGCCAGATTATGATAAGGCAGAGATTAACACCATTGAAATCCGTAATGCTCTTCAATGGACGTCTCGTAGGAAATACGCGACTGACTCTGCTCGTAAGGCTGTTCTTAATACCTTCCGTCGTGACCTAGCCAGTTCTATGGCTGAGTTTCGTCGTGGTATGGATAGTCTTTGCATGACTGCTGGTAATGGTGTGTTGGGTACTATCACCACTATTACTAACGCTGGTGGTTTGGGTGGAACTGATACTTTGGTTCTCAATACGGATGGTTATGGTGCCAGGCTTGTCCGTATGAAGCAACCAGTAAATATCTGGGACCCAACCCTTGCTACCCTTCGTAATACTGGCACTCTTGCTGGTGAGCCCAAGGTTATTTACTATGATGGTCCTAATAAGACCATTCAGACTAATAACTCTCCCAATAACATCCAGAATGGTGACCTAGTTACCTTCTCTGGTCTTTGGAACGCTCCCCCCAGCTCTCTGTTGGGTGTTCCTTATCACGCTTCTAATGCCAGTACTGGTAACTGGCTTGGATTTAACCGCGCTACTACTCCTGAAATCAGGGCTAACCGTGTAGCTGCTGGTGGAGCTTTGTCTCTGCCTATGCCTCGGTTGGCAATGAATAAAATTGGAGATCGTGTTGGTATCAAGAAACGTAAGTCTCTTGCTGCCTGGATGCATCCCTGTCAAAAGCAGCAGTATGAAGAACTGGGCTTTGAGGCATCTATCATCAATAAGGATGCTAAAGAACAGGGACTGGATCTCTACTTCAACGACAACATGCGAATGGCAGGATGTCCTGTCAATGAAAGCTATTCCTGGGATAAGACCAGGATTGACTTCATTGATTATGAATCCTGGTCAAGGGCTGAGTTCTATCCCACCCAGTGGTATAAGGATGAGAATGGGCTGAAGTTCTTTGTCATGCGTGGTACTTCAGGTGGAGTTGCTACGAGTAACTTGGCGTACATTGTTACCTCGTGGAACCTCTACGTGAATAATCCTGCCACCATTTCGTACATTGACACGTTGAGTGTGCCATCGGGTTACTAGCCGCGACCGCCGACTTGGGGGCTGTGATGGTCATAGCCCCCGTTTTAAGAGGAAATATGAGAGAACAGTTAGAAGCTGAAGTAATTAACGGCTGGTTAGAGCGTAATGCTCCTAAGATTCCTCTAACTGATAAACCAATGTTCAAACTTGTCTGGTCAGATGATCAGTATGAGTTAAGAACTGGTAACTTCAGAGAGTTTCTTGGGGATATCTTTGTTAGAGAGGTTAAGAAGACTGAAAGAACTTTGAAGTATAATTACCTCTCTGAAATGTGGATTTTGGAACAGTGGTTTCCTCCTGATGTATCTTTCAATGAGGAACTTCCAGAATCTATTCACGGATCTTTTGAGCCACTTTATGTCTTTGCTGATAAGAATAACACTCCCTTGCCATTAAAGCTGGATGTTGTTCAGTTCATTATTAGAACACTTCTTACAAAGAGTTCTAACAAACTGTTTCTAGGCTCTTATGCAAAGACATTGAGGGAAGAAAAAGAACGTATTGCTAGAAAACAAGATTGGGATATTCTCAGTGATGAGGGTCCACTTGTTAGCCAATTTCACGACGGTTCGGCAATCATTTTGCCGGGAAAGAGCATTCAATGATCGAGCTTTACAAGCAAGACAAATCCACGATTTTTTCTATTGCACCCTTTGGTGGGGAAGAGTTCAAGCCAGGTCTTTATCCCGGCCGTTTTCTGATTCCCCCTTGTAAGGATGATAGAGAACCTGTCAGGCTAGTAGTTGGAGCTAGTGAACATTTAGTCTCTATTGCTGGTCGTAAGCAGCCTCTAAGGGTTGTTACACCCTCTATGGAGGTTGCAAACTCTGTTGTAACTGACTATCTTGATGGTCAGCTTTTCTCTGCTCATGATGCCAAGCCAGGCCTTTGTTGGTTACAGGGAGATGTTTCTGTAGCTAACTTCATAAAGGATCACAAGGCTCTTTATGATGCTCTCTTGAATCAGCAGAGAAAGTGGTTTGTAAACATTGTCAAACATACACAGGATGATTGGAATAAGTACCATCATTCTCGTGTGGTATCAGATCAGGCTAGGTTCGCTGTAAGAGTGCTTGGCCTGGATACTCCTGAATGGATGACTGTTGACTCTATGGGTAGCGCACCTGCAAAGTGCCCTGCTTGTGGGGAAACTGTTAATCCTGAAGTTGCCTGGTGCCCTAACTGTATTCAGGGTGGACACAAGGTTGTCATTAATCTAAAGAAGTTTGAAGAACTAATGAAGAATCAGCCAGCCTTGGCTAAATAGGAGAGAACATGCTTACTGTAACTGTTAAAGATCACTGGCAGGACACAAAGAGAAATCATATCACTGGTGTAATTGTTGCTAGTGGTAGTTACTCTACTGGTGGTGATACAGCTGTCTTTGCTGCGGGAGAGCTTGCCAAGATTAAAAGCTCTTTACCTCCTGTAGTCTTTATGCTGCAGGGAATTACTAAGTATCTTTACAGAGTCATTCCTGCTACGGGAAAAATTTTGGTTTTTATTCCTGATACAGGATTGGAGCTAGCTGCTGGTGCTTATCCTGCTGGAATTACGGGAGATTCTATCTCCTTCTATGCGATTTTTCACAAGTACTAGGAGCTAGTAATGGCCTTGCTAAGTGATGCTCTAACGATTGCTAGAACTTATCTAAATGATGATCTAGCAACACAGTTTCCTGATCCTGCACTAATTCCTAAAGTGCAGGAAGCTCACAGGGAACTGCAAGAGCAACTTTGGCTTGTTGGATCTCCTATTGTAAGAGGGCAGGTAGTTTTAGCCTATCTGTCCTCTTCTGGAGCTGTATTTCCTACAGTTCCTACAGATTTCCTTTGTCCTTTTGCTTTGCTAGAAAATACAGCAAGTTCAACAATTAGCTCTCTGAACTGGATTCCAATGACTGAGTGCTTTTCTATTCCAGAAGGTACAGTACTTGCAGCCACGCTGAAACTGTGGGCATGGAATAATGAAGTTATTCAGATTGTTGGTGCTAGTGCTAATAGAGCTATACTATTAAAGTATAGAAAGTTAATTCCTATTCCTGTAGATCCTTCTGATCCTTTAGGGATGATTTTTGCAGAAAGCTATCTTGGAGCTAGAGCAGCAGCTATAGCTTATGGAACGGTTCAGAATTTAGAAGCTGCTGGTGCTGCTGATACTGTTGCACAGACCAATCTGCAAAGACTAATGGCCACTCATAGAGGCCAGCAGAAACCCTTGGAGCGACCTTAATGTCTCAAGCATTAGTAGCATTAAAACTAGCTAGAACATATCTGCATGATAATAATGCTATTACTTGGACTGATGCAGAGTTAATGCCACTTCTTCAAGTGGCTCACTCTGAAATGGTAGAAGAGTTAAAACTGCATCAGCTAGGTACATTGAAGGCTGTATCCGCGCGTATTACAATTCCTGCTTTAGCTCTTGATATGGGAGTTAATCAACCAACTAACATTATTGATCCTATTTCTCTGGTAGAGGGAGATCCTGGAGCTGATATAGCTAACTTTCAGGATATGGTTAGGACTAACTTTATTCCTTTTGAGGATCAAACAAACTGGCTCACTTACTGGTCTTGGATAGGAGAGAAAATTGTTTTTCTGGGAGCTAATACTGCAAGAGAGGTTATCCTTAGATATACAGGTTCTATAGCAACTCCTCAATATGTAACAGATCAACTAGGAATAATTTTTGCTGAGAACTTTATAGCTCCTAGAATAGTTTCTTTAGCTTTCATGAATATTGGAAAGCCAAATCAGAATATAGAGGATATTGCTCAGACTAATCTATACAAGATTATTCAACATTCTGTAGTAGACGATCAGCGTCCAACACGTAGAAGAAGTTATAGAAGTGGTAAGGGTTGCTATTCTCCTGGGAGATCACGTGGCTAATCCATTTCAGGGTCTATATGCCTCTGAGAGAGCTAAGAGTCCTGTATTATGTCAGGCATTAGATAAGATAGGTGATGTTTTGATGAGTTTACAAGATCAGTTATCAGAGTTAACAGTTCACACACCACTTACTTTAGCAGATTCTGGTTTGCCTTTTGTAACTAATACATTGTATAAACAGAATGATGTTATAACTTATTCTGGTCATGTATATGTTAGAAAACTTGCTGGAAGAGGTTCTACAGCACCAAATCTTGATACACGTAATTGGACATTATTGGTCTAATCATGGAAGAACAGCAAACAATCTTATCTGGCTTTAAGGGTCTTTGGGCACGCGGATCTTATACTACCTGCCCTCCAGATCATCTTACTGATTGCTATAACTGTGTTTTTCCTGGTAATGATCAAGTTACTATAAGACCTTCATTTATATTCTCCTCTACTGTTTTAGCTAATTGTATTTGGTACACTGTAGCTCGTTGTGGCTCTACTGACATCTTAATTACTCTTTCTGATGATGGAAAGCTGAGAGACGAGACTAACGCAGTTCTTCTACATACTTATAATCCTTTAACAGTAAATAGCTTTGCTTCTTTAAGTATATTTGGTAGAATTTATCTCTGTGCTACTTTTAATTCTCGAGCAGTAAGTGGGGAAGTTGTTTATTCCTATGATGGCACTAATTTTCGCCAAGCTGCAGGAATTGCACCTGTTACGCCAGTAATACTCACACAGCCAAACGCTGGAATTGTTGACCCCGGAATTCATCAAATAGCTGTTAGTTTTCTATATGCGACAGGTTATCTATCTCCTCCTTCTCCCTTAGTTGCTATAACTTCTGATGGTGTGCATAATATTCATATAGCTAATATACCCATTGGGGGTGCAGGAGTAGTTGGTAGGGTTCTATTGATTACTCTGGCTAATCAGAGTGAGTTATACTTTATTCCTGGGGGAACTATAAACAACAACACGGCAACTACATTTGACTACGATCAGTACGATACAGTTCTTTTAGAGTCTGCGGACTATTTGAATGATATAATTACAAGTATTCCCTCTTGTTCTGCTATAAGGTTCTATAAAGGAAGAGTAGTTTATATTGGGCAGTATGGAGCACCTGATCAGATATTAGTATCTAACATTCTATTTCCTGAAAATGTAAATTCAGTCGCAGGTCTAATCAATCTTCCTGTAGATAGTATAGCTAATGCTGCAAATACGGGTGCAGTAATTCAAGATATACTATACCTAATTAAACCTAATGGAATCTATTCCACCCAAGATAATGGTGGAGATCCTGATACATGGGGAGTAACTCTAATAGATTCTGGATTAGGATGTTATGATAATGGAATGTCAGCATTTTCTTCCTCTGCATCCTCTCAAGATATTCTTGATACTACATTATGTGTGAATAAGAGAGGTTTGTTACTCTTTAATGGAGCATTTGCTGATCCTCCTTTATCTTATAAAATAGAGTCTATATGGCAATTGATTGATTCTAGATTTATATCAAATGTGCAAATAGCTCATGACGCACAGAAGAAGTTAGTGTTTATTGCTGCTCCCCTTATTCCTGGGGTTAATGTAGGAGACAAAGTAAAATCAGCAATATCAACTAATAATTCCCTCATACTAATGATGGATTATAAAGAGGGTTTATCTCCTACGGCTGTAAAGTGGTCAGTATGGACAAGTGCATCATTCCCCATAAAGAGGCTTTATATGGAGAATTTTACACTTGCTGGCTTTGGTTCCTCTTTTACTATATATCAACTAACATTTTGTAATGGATCAACTACAATATATTCCCTTAATCCTCAGGTAAACATAAATGGAGGTACAGTAAACACAGCAGGAAATTTGGTTACACTTGTTTCTGGTAATGATTTTCTTGCTCTTTCTACTGGAGATAATATAAACATTGCTGGAACTGATGGTATTGTTGCATTGATTTTAGACTCCAGTCATTTGTTAGTGCAGACTCCTTTGCCAACACTTGCAGGAGCAAGTTACTATGCTTCCCTTGGTCAGGATAATAATCTAGGAGATTATAATATTGTTAGTAATGGTTATATTCCTATAAATCAGTATGTTATATCTCCTGTAATATCTCCTCTAAGGGGTGTGAATGTTTTCAATCTCCTTGAGTTTGATGTTATAGGACATGGCCAGCTTAGCTTCTATATCTTTAACAAAGATCGTTTGTTAATGTTTACTAGTATTAGAGGATTTGCACTAGATGCTTATAAGGATGTAAATCTTTATAGGCAAATTAACTTTCAAACAGAAGGGATTCAGGTAGCTTTTCAAGCTAATTCAGAGGTGTAATTATGAAAAAGTTTGCTCTTTTCTTTCTCTTTGTAGTCTGTTCTTTTGGCCAGACTATCACCTGTGTTGGAAATCCAGGAAATACTACTGGCGCTTATCGACAACAATGTCGCACGTCTACAAATGTAACCTATGTGTGTAGTGTTTCTTCTGGATGTACTATTGCATCTAGCTGGAAGATACAGACCCTTACTGATTTTGCTACTCAGGTAAAGAACCGGACTGCTGACCAGTTGACCTACACCACCCCTGGAACTGGAGCGGTGGCCAGGACGCAGGCGGATAGGAACGCCGATATCATAAGCGTGAAAGACTATGGGGCAAAGGGAGACGGAGCAACCGACGACACCCTGGCGATCCAGAAAGCTATTGATTACGTTGGGCCGCTTCGGGAAAGCCTGTACTTCCCCGCTGGCACGTACATCGTCTCCACGCTGAGCCTGTACCACGGAGCCACGCCGTACCACGGAATGACTGTGCGTGGTTCCGGCCCCAGTACTATCATCAAGATCAAGGACCACTGCAATCCCGGCGGGTTCAATCAGTTCTACGTGGGCGGGACCATTTGCAATGGATTCTCCGTCTCCGATCCAGGCGATACGTCAGGATCGAACCCGACGCAGGACGTTACGATTCAGGATTTGACAATCGACGGGAATCGGGTCAATCAGACAGCACCGCCGACCTTAAATGACGATATCAGCCACGATGGGATTCTGAGCCAGCAATCAACTCGGCTAACGGTTTCCAATGTAACCGTCAAGAACTTCTGGTTTTTTGGAATCTGCCTGGGGATCTGGAGTTCGTACGCGAACATCAGTAACCTGCACACGATAAATAACGGCTACGACGCCGCGACCGGGTATGGGGGGCTTCAGATTGCAGGAACCAGCTTCGGGGACACAGTTAGTGGACACGTAAGCGACGGAGATGTTATTGGCGCGTGGATCATCAACAACGCGCATCGCAACGTGATCTCGGGAACGTACAATAACTCTCTCAGTCAAGGCTTCATTCTGGCGGCATATGGCACGTCTCACGCCTATGGCAACATCATCAACGTGACGGTGTATAACTCAGGGAGCCAAGGGCTACTGTTCGGTACAGCCCAAGGCTTAGGCGTAGAGAACAACGAAGTCACGGCAACTCTCGATGGTTGTGGCGGAACGCTGGGCGTCCAGGGCGCTTACATCGGCAGCATGGCGAAAGGGAATAAGTTGAGTCTAGCGATCCGTCGCTCAAGCCACGGTGGGATTGAAGATAACGGAAGTAATAACACCCTTGACCTTACGCTCACCGAGAATAGCCAGTTTTCCGCTCTCGGGGACTATGCCTTGCGCGTGAATGGAACGCTCAACCAATACCGTGTACTCGCCTATGACGGACAGGTGACTCCAACGCAGCGCGGAATCCGCTTCGAGTCCGGCTCGACGCTCAATCAGGTGCAGGTGTCGATATACCCACCGGCCAGCAACATTTCAGATGTCGGAACGGGAAACTCATACATCCTGAACGGGCAGGATTTTATCAATAATGGCGTGGATCGAGTGAGTCAAGTCCTGACGTTAGCGGCTGGACAGACGAACTACGCCAAGGAGATCAAGGATTCTAACGGAGTGGATTTGTGGGCCATCGGCCCGAACGGCTCTCCAACCACATGGGGATCATATTACACCGCACGGGGCGCGACCGAAGCTGGGATGTTCACGCACACGGCAAACTCTACAATCACTGGTCAGGTGTATCAGGCTGGAGACGTGATGAAGTTTGCAAATTATGGCGTGAAGGTCCCCTTTACGGTGGACTTGAATGCAAATTCAGGTTCGTTGGATGTGACCACGACATCCGTTAAAACTCAACTGCTATTCGATGCATCCACGAAGGGGGTTAAGCTCCCAACGTCTTGCTCCGGCCTTGCCGCTGGAACGCTCTACAATAACTCCGGTACTCCAGCGATCTGCCCATGACCACCCTCCAATTCAGCACGTAAGGTGATAGCATTTAGAGATGGTAAGCCAATAAAATTATATGCAAAGACTTGTGATCTCAGGAGCTATTGACGGAGTTAACAGAACTTATACTGTTAACTTGACTCCTACGTGTCTTCTTCTGTTTCAAGATGGTTTGCTACAATACCTTGTTAATGATTATACATTTAATGTATCTACAAGGACTATATTTTTCAATCTCCCTCCTCTTCCTGGTGTTATCTTAGGTGCTATAGATGACCCAACGATGATACTACGTACAGTTAGTGGGACAGTAAATGGTAGATTAAGAAGTTTTGGCTTTTATAATGTTTCTGGTAACTCTAGTAACTTTGTAGTTTTCCTTAATGGTTCACTACAGTTACCCTATCTTGATTATTATAAATATGGCATGAGTTTTAAGTTTCTTGTAGATCCTGCATTAGATTCTCAATTAGTTGTATATACAAGAACCAGTTTACAATATACCCCTTTTATTGGCCTTATAGATGGTACTAATGCACTATTTACGTATGCTTTTCCAGGTATAACAAATAATCTAACTTTCAAGAATGGACTTTATCAGTCTCCTGGGACTGATTATAATGTATTAGGAAATACTTCTACTTTTACTGTAGCTCCAGCACAGAATGATATCATTACAACTATAACAGATATTTTAGCTATTGTAACACCTAAAACATCGTTCTTTCACCTTAAAGGTATGACAGTTTATAGTAGGCAAGCCTTCGAAGTCAGACCAGCAGCATCACAACTATTATGATAGTATTATCTGGTGCAGATCAAGAGTTAATGGAGTCTATCCATGATGGTAGTTTTCCACTGCCAAACTTGGATGATCCAAACTATATCTGTAAAGCCACTGTAGTAGATGGGGGTATTATGTCAGTTATAGTTCTAGTGAGAAGAACTACTGAGGCTACTCTTATCTGTAATTCTAACTGCTCCCTCTTTGAGAGGGGAAAAGGGCTATTAGAAGCTACAGAGACATTGAAAAAGCAACTTAGAGCACAGAGTTATACTGATGTTCATGCGTTTGTTCGTCAGGCGAACGTAGAGAAAGTTATAAAAAAACTGGGCTTTGAAGAATCTATAAGTGGTAAGCCATTGGTATTACAGCTATGAAGGATTGGGTTGGCTTTGATTTCGATGGTACTTTGTGCAGAGACGACCAGCCTTCTTCCAACGGAGCGTTGGGCGATCCTATAAAACCTATGATTGACAAGGCTATTGAACATATCAAAAAGGGTGACCAAGTATATATCTTTACAGCTAGAATTTGGCCCCTAGGAACATTAGATGAAGGGAAGAACAAGTCAGTTACTAACAAAGCTCGTGCAGAACTTGCAAAGATTAGAGTATTCTGTCGTAAGAACTTTGGGCAGGTACTGCCCATAACTTGTGTCAAGTTACCTGCAATGCAGTTGCTTTATGATGATAACGCTATTAGGGTAGAAAGGAATACAGGTAAATGTCTCCATACATAAAGCAGGTGCTAGAAATTCTTCCTGGATTAGCAATAGTAGCTGCATTATTTGCTTGGATTGTCAGATCCATTATACGTAAGGAGCTTAAAAGTTATAGAGAAATTCCTGAGTGTCTTATCATTGAAGCAAAGAATGATAGACGCATGGAGAGAATGGAAAAGAAGTTTGATCGCATAATTGAGATTGTTGTTATTCTTGAGGGTAGAACAGCGGAGAGTAATTAACATGGGTAAATCAGATCAGAATAAGGTAAAAGGTCAGGCTCAAGATCAGATTAAGCAGAATGATGCTGCTATGAATCAGACTAATACCCAACTTCAGGGTATTTTGGGCACATCTCAAGAAAATGCTAATGCTCTTTATCCTGGTATTACGGGGGGATACTCAGATATCAGTTCTACAGGTGGTTATGATCCCTCTGTCTTGGGTACTATCAATAAGACCTATGGTGATCTAGCTACTACTGGAGGTATTTCTGATGCTGATTCTACAGCCATGAGAAATAGAGCAATGGATACTGCTCGTTCTTCCTACACAACTGCTTCTGCTGATGCCTCAAGAGCACTAGCAGCTACAGGAGCTTATGGTATGTCTGGCTCTATTATAGGAAGCCTGGCAAGGAAAGGCTCCCAGGCTGCTGATAATGCCTCTGAAGGTATTGAAGGTACTATTGGTCAGCTAAGGCAGTCTGGTAAGATTGCTGGTGCATCTGGATTGTCATCTACACAGCAGAATCTAACGTCTAATAAACTTGCTGGCTTGCAGGGCAATACCAATATATATGGTATGAATGAGCAGCAGATGAATACTACTGTTAGTCAAATCCTGCAAAACTATCAGCAAACAGGCCAGTTGAATAATCAAGATATGGCTATTCTTGCTAATCTTGCTAATCAACCTGGTGTGTTTGATAAGATCATGAGCACTTTGGGCACTCTCTCTGGATCTTTTGCTAATGTTGCTAAAGGTATTTCAAGCCTGCCATAGTAGGAGAAAGAGCTAAATATGACTATTCCTCCTGATGAAGATACTTTGAGAAGGATCTTTCAGCTGCCACCACAGGTTGCTCAGCCTCCTGTTATGATGGGGGATCCTCCTATAGTACAACAACCGCAAATGCAGGCTCCAGCCCCTTCCATATTACAGGGGCAGCCTCAAGCTCCTCCTCCGATTGATCCAAGAGCTGCATTTGCTCCCCGCGCTATTTCCCCAGAGGAAACTGCGTATCAGGAAGCTATGGCTAGCTACAAGCCAGCCAAACCTCCAAGTACACTGGCTTCTATCTTAGCTATAGCTACTGGCGGAATGTCACTAGTTCCTGGTGCACTAAAGCAATCTGTTGAAAATAAGAACTGGCAGCATGGAGTAGAAGCTAAGAAAATAGCAGCTGAGTCAGCAGAAAAGCGGGCACAACAAGGTATTTCTATCGGTGCTGATATCTCTGTAGATGACTGGAGAAATGCTCAGGCTGAGAATACAAGGCTAAAAGAAGAAAATGCAAAGTCTCTAGGAAATAGAAAGCTGGAACTTGCTGCAGCTAAACAGAAAGCTCTAGAACAGAATCGTAAGGATAGACTGGATCTTGATAAACTTGCTACACAGCAAAGAGATCCAATGGCTATTCTTGATTGGTTAGATGCTTCAGATGTAAAAGAAGATCCTGATGATCCTGATATACAGAAAACTACTAAAGAGGAACGTAAAAGACTCTGGGATGAATATAAGGGTAAGATGACCCCTGATGAGAAAGTTGCCCTCCAGAATAGAATGGTTCAATCTAAATTGGATCTTCTTTCCTCCCCAGATAATGTAGCTAAAGCATCTAGTATTGCTGGTAATAGATCCATGGCTGTTGCTCAAGGTGCGATTGACGTAAAAACAGATCCTGAGAATATCAAGAAAGAGCAAGAGTTGATGGCTGCAAAGGATGCTGTTACAAGATCGCAAGTATCCAAAGGAGCAGCAGAGAAGTCTAAAATTGCTCTGGAGCGATATCCTGATATTATGTCTCAGCTTAATACTGCCAGTGATAAGATATTTGGAAATCGCTGGAAAGATTTTCAGGCTGGAACCTTGGGTAAGGGTGCGGAAGAGTTTGAACCTTTAAGACTTAACATTGGACTTTTGCAGAGTTTAATTGCTCAAATTCACGTTCAAAGAACTGGTGCAGTAATTCTACAAAAGTTTGAGGGTCTGTTTAATGCTAAACAGATGGACAGAAAAACTCTCCAGAATGGCTTGATTGAGATGAAAAAGTGGCTGGAAGCATATGCCAGAAATCCAAATGATCCTAAGTTAGATAAGGGTGTTCCAACTCAAGTTAACGCTCCAGGATCTACAGGTGGATTTGACTGGAGTTCTATTAGGAGGGCAAAATAATGCCCAATGAGAGCATAATTATTCCCTATAAAACTAAAGATGGCAGAGAACTTCCTATCACTGTTTCCATTCCTAGTGACAAGATAAAATTTGATAAGGATGGAATAGCCACTGGAGGAGATGAGGCTTACATTAAGCAGGCAGCTGAAATGGCTGCTAAAGTAAGTCATCCTGAAGAGTTTGATGCCTTCAAGCCAAAAGGACCTAATCCTCTAAGTGTTATCAAACCTGTTGGATATAGCGATCCTACTCCAAGAGCTTCCCAAACGCCCCAATCTGATGGATCTGTAGTTTCTAGAATTAGAGATATATTAGGAGGAGAAAGAAAATCCATTAGTATACCCTTTATAAGTCCCCAAGTAGATCAAATGGATCGTGCTTTACATGCTCCTATATCTGGCCGTTCTACAGTAGGAAAGATAGCTGATATTGCAGGAGGAGCAGCAAGTATGGCTTCTTCTGCTGCACTTCCTGAATTGGGTGGCGCACTCATGACAGCTCCTAAAGCAATAGCAAAGATGCTAGCTTTAGGAACTGCTGGTGATCTAGCTGGAAGGGGAATTTCCTCCCTAGCTGGAGGAGATCAGGATGTTCAGGATTTATCTGGGCTAGCTGGTGGTATAGTAGGTGGAGGAATATCTGCTTCTCCAAAACTCTCTGCTGCTGCTAGAGGAGCAATGATTGGTGGTAAATTAGCTACTGAGGATTTACCACCTTCCGCTGTAGGTAAAGCAGTAGGTGGTTATTTAGGTGCATTGGGAGGTGCTGCTACATCTCCTCATGCTCCTTATGTAGGAGGTTATGCTGGAGCAAAAGGGGGAGCAGATTTAGGGGCCAAGCTTCATCCTATAGAGTTTGCAAAAGGTGCATTTGAGGGAGCTAGAGCACTAGCATCTAAACAGCCTTGGTTGCCTGAATTTCTTTCACCTAAAACTGAGCAGGCTCCTCCTGCTGCTGTTAATGCTCTTACTACTCCTAATGCACCTAGAACACCTCCTCCCTTTATGGGGGGAACAGGATGGCAGGAAACTACTCCTCGTTCTAGCCCAATAACTACTCCTCCTCCATTTCAGCCCCAAGTATCTCCAGCGGCACAGGGATTGCTTGCTGATGCAGCAAATACTCCACAGATGAAGATGCTTCCTGCTCCTGCTGAGGATACGAGCTTTGTCAAATCAGTTCCAGGCCAAGTTGCTCAGAGGGAAGAAGGCTGGGTGCCCAGGACTTCTTCAGGTGCAATCATAATGCCTGATAATAATTCTACTCCTGTCAAACCTCCTGTAGCAAAACCTGCTGTTGTAGCAAAGATAACACCAAAAGTCTCTGCTACTGAGAATATTGCTAAAGTAGCTTCTGAAAGAAAGCCTGTGCAGCCTCCTGTCGTAAAAGCAGCGACAGCTGAAAATCCAAAGCTAAATTCTGGAGAAGAGATTCCACCCGAAAGACAAGCTCCTATTGCTGAAAAGAAACCCTCTGAATCTGACTGGCACTTAGAGCAAAAGAAGCTACAAAATGTTGTTTTCTCTCTAGCTAAAAATAGGGAAATTGGTGCTGATTTCGTTGCTAGAGAACTTGGCATTCCAATGGATCGAGCAAAGCAGGTAATAAACGGCTTAGTGTCCGAGGGAAGGCTGGTGCGTCAAGGTAATACCTTCAGAGTTCCCAAACCTGTTGGGGCTGATAAACCTCCAGTAGTTAAAGCCCCTAAAGGTGGTGTTGAGGAGATTGATGAACTACATAAGAGTGAGAGTGACATTATCGACAAGATAGATAAAATGTCCTCTACTCCTAATCATGATTCCTCAGAAATCAAAAAGCTGGAGGATGAGCATAACAGAGTAGCCACAAGAATAACAGAGCTTACTAAGAAGGGAGTAAATCCCTCAGAAGATAAGCCAGTTATAAAGGTTACTCCCCCCGGAGAGAAAAATGCTAAAAGTGAAACGCCCAAAGAAACTAGCAACACAGATGCCAAAGGTGAAAGCACCAAAACTGATGAGCATGGCAAACTCAAAGAAGCTAAGAGTTCCCTACCCAAGGGTGCAACTGTAGAAGGTGTAGAATCTCATAAACCTTCTATTGCTGAGCAGAAAACTCTTGAAACTGAACGCAGAACTCGTGCTAATGAACTACTAGCTTCGCTAGAAAAGGAAGATACACCAGATCCTGCTAAGATCACAGAACTACGTTCTTTACATGCTAAAGAGGGTGATTCAGATCCAGAGACAGTTAGTATCGGAGAGATGGCTACATTAGCACGTCACAATCAAACATCTATATCAGTAATGGGACGTAAACTAATTGATATGGGTGTAAAGGTTGAACCCTCAAAGATGGATGTAGGTGGTAAGTATGGACTTGGACTAGGAAAGAAACAAACCTCTCCTGCTCAGGCTACACATCTAGCTTTAGATGAAGATGATATCCTCCATCAGCTAGATTTGCTTGGCAAGAAGCCTAGCACGTTCACTGAGGATAAGGGACTGTTTTCGAGGGAAAATAGACAAAAGAGCGTTACCAGTGGGGGAAAGATTGATCCTGATGTCATGAAGAGATTGTTCAAGTAAGAACTTCATCTCTATGGCATAGTCTTGCATACCTAAGTATGCACCATACTCGTCATACGCTGTCCAATGCTCACAGATAGAGGCTCCAGCCATTAGAGAGCCTCTACCTGTTAGAAACATAGCTGCACAATTAAAGAAACTTACTTCTAGTCGCTGAATCTGCTGTGTTGTCATAATGAAATTTGCTGTTCTCTGGTGCCAGCGTTTCAAGATAGCAGTAATTGGCAATATTTAGTAAATTCTCCATATTGCCTGTTCTCTTGTAAGATTTTACTTCCATAATCATTCTGGTCATGTAGTTCCGGGATTTGTCTGGTCCTCCATATCTACAGTAACCTTGAATGATTCTGAACGCCATCTTCTGTATGAAGTCTTGAAATGACTTCTTGTAAGAAATGCTTACTTTCTCTGAAAAAAAGATTTCCATTAGATTTCTCCTCTCTTTCTTCTACACGCAGTACAATTGCAACTTCTCCACTTTCTTTTTGGAAGATCAAGTTTTGGCTCTAGTGGCTTACCAGCTCTGCGTCTATGTGAGTTTCTATTACTTAGTCTATTTCTCACACAAGAAACACACATACAGATATCAGGTCTTTCATAATCTCTTACCCTTATCTTCTTTATAGGCAAAGAGAGATTGAGTTTTTCTTTTATCTCTTGTCTATGTTCATTGTATACTTTTAGCTTAATTCTAGCAATGCAGAGCTTGCAAGATCCACAATCACATACTGCTTTAATTTCTAGTGGAACTCTCATTGGCTTAGATAGTATTGGAAGTTTTGACTTCCCAAGCCAGAAAGCATGAGCTTTTGTTTTTTCATGTTCTTCTGAAGTTTTTTCTGGGTAATAACCACAAATTTCACATTAGTATGACATGCTATCCCCCTTATTGAATTGACTGCACAGCCTTCTGGTACATATTAACAGCACTCTTTTTCATCTTGTAGAGTTGAGCAGATCCGTTAATCTGAATGTCAATAGCATCTGCTGCTGCTAAAGTAGCTACAATTCTATCAAGATCAAAGTCTGTAAATTCACCCCAAAACTTCGATAGTAGCTTGGATCTCAGTATCTGATTACCCGATGCAGATAGAAGCTCTCTCACAACTAACTTTGTCTGATAGGCAAGATTGGATCTGCCAGCTCCCATCGTTACCTGCTTCATTCCCTGTACACAGTCAAGGCTGGATGTGATTGCCTCAACAATGTGGCTTTCTTTTAATACTAAATCAGGGCTTTCTGCTAATGAAAGCAGCATGGCAACTTTAAGAATCTGATCTCCAATTCTATTATTTGTTCCTGTAGGATCATGCCCGTCAAGAGCTTTCATGAATGGATAGTACCAAGCATCATAAGTATCTTTTGAGTTATTTCCCCACTTAAACTCTCCTGATACTTTTGCTAGCTCACTCAGATAGACAGACATGAAGGTAACATCAGGAACTTTCTTAGGAGCATGAGTTAAAGAGTTTAACTGCCCCCTTTCCTGTGAGAAGACGATAAATGTACGAGCAATGAATCCTCCCCCAATAGCATTGGAGGGAACGGCGTCTGCAAAGTGCTCCTCGTTCGTAGCACCAAGTAGCGTAATGCAAGGTGCCTTGAGCTTATCGACTCCAGTACCCTTAAGAGTGTTAATCCATTCCTTCTCATAAGCATGGGTATCATGCAAGTCGGTAAGAATAGTAAGGGCGTCAGGGTCCTTAACAAGAAACGCTCCGAGTTCACCTGATATGAGAAAAGCTTGAGCATCTTTAACTACACCTCCATTTTCCAGGCTATAAGCCTTAGACAAATCTTTTAGAATCGAAGGAACAGAATTTCTACCAGATACAATTCTAGTAACCTTAGCTTCCTCTACCAAAGTACGAGCAGTAGTGGTAGCAGTTCCTTTCTTCATCCCTGATTTTGCTACAATGAAAACATAAATGTTAGGGTATAGCTTGTAAATGACCCGATT